CCCCAGTGATCGTAGAGAAATAATCTTTTGGTTCCCAAAGTTTTTTTAAACCCCTCTCTGTAATCATCGTCTACTTCAAAAGGCTCAAGATGCAGCAGCTTCTTTAATTCTATTCCAAGTATTCCTTGAGCTGTTCTTTCTACCGACTCCTCTAAAGCTATGTATCCAACCTTGCTTTCCGTTGTTGTCAAAATGTGATGCGCTATCTGTCTGCATACTTGGCTTTTCCCTATGCCACTTCCTGCACAGAAAGTTGTTATTTCAGATTTGCGAAGACCCCTAGTTTTATTATTTAAATTGGAGAAGGGGTAGGGAATAGAATCATTTGGTTTAACTTGGGTGATCTTATCAAACAAAGAACTGCTATCGATGATGTTCACTGGACTCCACTTCTCTGCATCCCAAAAAGCCCTTACGACTTCATCACTTCTTCCTTTCATTAGAAGTTCATTAGGATCTTTTGCATTCAGCCTAGCAACGTAAGCTTTACCAGGAGGTAGGATTTTGACAGCTTCCTCAACAGCCTTTCGACCTGCTTCGTCCTCATCGAACATGAGATAAATTTTGTTAAAAGTATTAAGCCATTGCAGGTTCTTCTTAAATAACTTTTGGACAAAGGATGAAGAACCAATACCCACCACTGGGTAGCGATTATTTTGAACCTGACTTGCAGAAAGGGTATCTATTTCCCCTTCACAAATAAGCAACTTGTCAGATCCTCCAGTCTTCCAAAGTTGTTGTCCGTAAAAGTAATCGCTTACTCTTCCCTCAACACGAAAGTTTTTATCAGCGTCTCTATATTTCTGACCAATTAATTTATAGTCTTTGTCATAGTAATTTGCGATGTGAATTGTTTTTCCAGAAGCATCAGTGCCTATATGGTACTTATATTTTTTACACGTTTCTAAATGTAGTCCTCTTGGAGCAATAGCCTTTGCTTCTCCTTTTATAAAATTGTTTTCAGTAGTTTTTGTTTTCATTGAATCGTAATCATCAGTAGTTGTTTCGCTGTTTGCTATAGGATCAAAAGTGCCACAGCTAAAACACTTTGTACTTCCATCTTCATTGACTGCAAGAGCATCGCTGCTTCCGCAATCAGGACAGGGTAAGTTTACCTTTATAAAGCTTGTGTCCATTCAGTCGGTATCTTTTCGTGACACCACAAAAAACCATACCTATCACACCATTCAGCATAGGTAGTGTTACTGTTCTTTGTGAGTCTGTTATAAGCGTTCTGGAACAAGAATCTTATATCTAATCCAGGATTTTGTTGCTTTATTAAAATATGCTTAGTCCTATCTTTTGGGGGCATGTATCCCTTGGCTTCTATAATCACGCCATTACTTAAAATAAAGTCAGGAGTGTACACAGCCATCCGTTTGTATTTAATTCGCATTGTTTCGTATTCGAAATCCACCCCCTCCTCTCTCAAGGAGAGGGCAGTGTTTTTTTCGAATTTAGAACGGAACGTCTGCTGTCGATGCTTGATTAGCTTCTTGGCTTTCTTCATTTCTTTCGTCTTTATATTCTTCTTCTTCAGATATGTAACCTCCATCAACTGAGCCAAACCCATCATCTTTTTGACCTCCGCTATACTCAACCAACTCTATGATTTGTCCTGCCTTCAATCGAAGACTGTAACCAAAACCAAGTGATGATACATTCCAAGTAGACAGTTCAACATTACAGCGAACAAGGGAACCACTTCCAATGTTTGTGTCAGCAGGAAGTTTCTTTCCTTGGCTGTCATATAGTGCAACAGAGAACTCGATGTCTCCCTTTGCTGTCTCTACCTTTGCAGGTTGCTTTGTTCTGATTTCATAATCACCTTCTTCAGTTATCTTCAAAGGGATCTGTGAAGCTTTACGAACTTTCTTGCCTTGCTTATTACACTCTTCTTTGTATGCCTTCTCTACATGCTCCTCCACTTCCTTCGAAAATGCTTCGAAGTCCTCCTTGGATACATGCAGCTTACAACTATACTCGCCATGTTTCTTAGCAAAGAAATAGTCTGGTTGGAATTTGGGATAGATTGCCTTCCCTATTGGTGTTGTTAGTTTTATACTTTTCATTTATTTTTATACCTTTGGTTATTTGTTTTTTATGTTTCCTTTTCTACTCTTAGGAAAAGAAATAGAGACTGTCCTTAATCAGCGAAATGTCAGCTTCGCCATACTTTGGAGGATCAGGAAATTCTAAGTCAGGATTCTGTTCTTTGATTTGATTTAGCCAGTCTTGCAGTAAATCAGGAGAAAACATTTTTACTGCTTGCTCTCGTATCACCCTTGCTAATGTATCTGAGTGCTTGGAGTGAGTGCCAAAAGAATCATGGATCATTGCAAAGTCATAGATGCCTTCTTTATTTGCAGCAACAACAACAGAATGTAAAAGACTAGCATCGAGGGAATGAACAACATTAGCTGACACTCCGTTTCTCATTGCTCTTGGAGAAATACTATCTGACTCTTCGTTGAACCTAACATGTAAAGCATCCCCTGTTATCCATGTGCTGACTACCTGATCTTTTGTCTTCTTGTAGTCTTGCTTAACAATAAAACCACTTGGAGTTTTCCATGTAAGATGTCGCTTTGCTTTGGTTACAATATTACAAACATCTTGAAACCAATACATGCAATGCTTTGGTAAATCCAAGATCTCTTCTATCGCTTGCCAAACTTTTTCTGCTAGGTAATGAACAGCTTTAAAATATTCCTTTAGATCAAAAGGTGAGGGACAACTATCTGCGTGGATTTTATCTTCAAACCAATCAAGTATGTACTGCCTGTTGGAATACATCGTCAAAGAATAGCTGTAACACATAACGCTTTTCTTCGTCATGCTTCTGTTCAATCCGTAGTCTAGCCAAGCTTGCGCAAAAGGGTGGTGACTTCTTGCATCCTCACCAAGATAACTTTCAACTCGTAATCTAACAACGTCATAAATGTCGGCAGGTTTGTTTGTTGGGATAACATTAGTTGCAACACATCCATAATCGCATCGAGTAAGTATTGATAAAATTTGAAGACCATTATTAGTGGCATCCATAGAGCAGGGAAGCTTTGTTTTTAACTTTCCTTCACGTAAAAACTCAGCCCATTCAAAACAAAAAGCAAGAAATTGAAAGCAACCATTGCCATCTGCGTCCATCCATTCGGTGTTTGTTGTTGGATCATTTGAGATTCGAATAATCATCTCGGCATTATCATACGACCACTGCTCTCGCTCATCCAAAGTTACCTTGTCATATCCCCAACAGTTAGCTCCATGTATTGCAAGCCATCTTGCCTCTTTTTTATTTCTGACTCTTTCGCTTCTCTCAAACTGAAGTAATCCCCTTGAGACATCAGTGCCTTGAATATTTAAAAATGAAGGTATGGAATAAATGCGACCACGAAAACAAGTGTTCACTGGTGTCCAAAATCGTTCCCCTTTAAACTTTCGTGCTAAGTGAATGAGCTTACCACAAAGTATTCTCTTTGATATTGTTGATCGGTTTCTTTTATGAATACCTGCCGCAAGAGCATTCCATTGCTTTTTTATTTCTTTATTCTCATCAGCATCTTTTGGGTATGGTGGTATTATCTCATCTTCCTGACTGACAATAGTTGATCCGATAGGAATATTATTTCTCCAAGCCCATTCTATGACATCCAATACCTTTTCGTTTATTTCCCAAGGTGTCCTTTGAACAAGGTTAGCTGCCTCCATAGGAATTTCGAAATCTCTGCTGTCAGCTTGTCGTAAGAATTTAACATCAGGCGTTTTGATAAAAGATAATTTTGGTAAAGAAGTTCCTTCAGTTCTATAACCCCCCTCCCATAAATTTATCCAATCATCTGGTGGCTCAATCATCGGCATCCAAAAAGGCTCAAGCAAAGCACGATGGTTATTAAAATTCTCAATCCAATCTAAGGTTTCATTTGTAGCTGTCACAAATCTTGTCGGTGTCTTTCTTCCCTTTTCACGAAAATAAACGTACTCAATCAAGCCTGTAGTTTCTCGCAATATTTCTATTAAATTAAATCCACAGGTAACTCTGTCCCTTCTGCCCCAAGGCTCAAAGTTTTCGACACCTCTTTTGTTTTCCTCGTGCTTCATCGAAAGCTCAATGTGCCTCACCTGAGATACAGTATTAACTCTTTCCTTTGCACCCTTAATTATACCTTCGCCTCTTTCGTTTGTACGAACCAGGAAGGTGCATCTTATTTCATTTTCAATAGCTTTCCCCACTGCATAACTCATAGATGCCATTGTCTTTTTAAAAGGGATGCCATTCAGAACAGCCTTCAATGTAATGAAAGAAATCTTTTTTGAATCGTACTTTTTTAAATCTTCAAGCCATCGTGTAGGTCTTCCCTTCTTTGGTCGAAGCATCTCAGCAATTCTTTCATTGAACTTCGGCATTAACTCTCGCATCAATCGCTGTCCCGATTTACTTCGTGCGTTTTGCTCATACTTTTTTGCACTTTCATTCTGCGCATTGAAGCGACCGATGCCTATCTCGGTCATTTCTTTATTAAGATCAGGTTGCTCTAACATAATTCTTTTTTGTCACCAATTTGTCAGTTGGCAACAATTTTTATGAGACTAAGTTTTATGTGATTAAGAGGTGACAAAGCTTTGCGGAGCAAGGAATACAGAGATGACAAAAAGATACACTGGAACCTAAATCTGGCGAGTCTACCTAATTTCTCCACAGCCGCATTTAATTGTATCCTATATGACATAAGGCTTTTAGCTTACTTTCATCCCCTTTCTAAATTTTTGTGTTTTGTCAGTGAATGCCGACAAATTTGTCACCTTATTGTCACTGCATAAGATACCATATTCTAGTGCTTTGAGTCCACTTAATAAACTGTCATCATTTAGATGCGCATACCTTAGAGTTTGCTCAATCCTTTTATGTCCAAGCCACTTCTGGGTCAATGCAATGTTTCCTGTCCTTTGCACAAGTCTTGAGCCACAAGTATGTCTGCAAAGATAAAAAATAAAATCACGATCCTTTTGTCTTCCAAGCGATTTTTTTACCTTGTCCCAAACAGTCCTGATTCGCTCTTTTGTCCAATGCTCCCACATCTTATCTTTTTTATAATGATTCCTGTAAGAATTATAAGCTC